CAAACCAAGAACTTCTATCGTCTGGGTACTCCTACTCGTGCGATGGTCGCCGCTGGTTACGCTGCGTTGGGTGCGTAATAGGACGGGTGTTGCTTCGGCAACACCTAACCTTTTCGGGGATTAGCACTAAGCGTTTGAGATTTGGGTTTTTATAAATATTTCTGAAAGGAGATGTCTATGAAATACCCAAAAGTAAAATGCCCGCATTGTTCTAGCGAATATGCTAATGTGGTAATCAAGCGGCACGAAGAATCTTGTTACTTGAACCCGAAAAATAAAAGAGATTGTGAAGCGTGCGGCACCCCTATTGCAGATTGGAAGTATGCAACAACCTGTTCTACTGGATGTTATAACACGTTGTATCGAAGTGGTCCAAACAATCCTAACTGGAAATCGACTTCATACAGATCAACGTGTTTCCATTACCATGAGAAGAAGTGCATTATTTGTGACTTCGATTATGTAGTGGACGTTCATCATGTTGATGAGGACAAGAGTAATAACTCGCCAGAAAATTTGGTGCCTCTTTGTCCGAATCATCATGAGATGTTCCATAGCAAACATAGAGATATTGTCCAACCATTGATCGAACAGTATCTCGAAGAGTTTAAAGTTTCAGGGTGTAGTGTAGAGGTAACATAAGTGCTTTGGGAGCATTTGTCGGAGGTTCGATTCCTCCCACCCTGACCAAAGCAATGAAAAAGAATTATGCGAAAGTGGTGGAGAATATGGGCGCAGTCCCTCGGTGAAAAAGTCGGCGAGACCAATCGTCAAGCAGACTCCGTCGCTGTCATTCGCACAATCTGGTGGGTTACACATATGGCAACCTGCTGGTTCATTATCTTAAATGCTATCGCCAACCATGGTTGGGGTCTTATCGGTTTATGATCGAAGAACGCCATCTTGAAGAATACAAGAACCATGGGTTCACTATCGTAGAAAACTACATCACTCCTAAAGAACTGAAGATAGCACAGTGGGAGACTCTCAAACTCAAACGCTGGTATCTGATCCATAAGATGGACGGTAAACCAAGAGATGTTGGTACTGGTAGATACTGGCGTGGGTTAGAACGTGCTGGAGACATGAGTCCTAAACTCATGGAGTTGTACACCAGCAAAAAGCAGTATGATACTGCCACTAAGTTTTTAGAGACTGACGAAATATATTTCTTTAATGATGAGATTGTCGCCAAGTATCCTAACGAAGAGTTTGAGTTTATGATTCATACAGACAACGAATGGGGTCCTGACCCTGAGGCAGCTGCCAGAGGGGACTACAAACTGGTCAACATTAATTGGATTTTGGATGATATAACTAGTAATAACGGTCCCATATCTTTTCGGACGAAGAAAAAATTTTTCGCACCACGTCCAAAGGCAGGAGACGCAGTTATATTTGATGGTAACACTGTGCACTGGTCCACAAAGAACAACAGTAAAAAGGTAAGACGTTGTTGGGCAACTCAGTATACCACCAAAAGTATTGGACACTTGTTTAATAACGACAAACATCCTTTGCCACAGTTTAAAGGATTCTATACGGAAAGATTTAATGTTAGTCAATTACCATCCTCTCAAATATGATGTAGGATACTGGGTCGTTGAAGACATCGACTCAATATTAGATTTCGATGTTTTCGTTGCTGATGTTAACAAATGCGAGTACAATGGTAAGGATACCCCAAACAACCCTTTCCTCAATAAAAATATTACACAACTAGATGGTACGGAAGCGATATACCAATTCTTAAATGAGTTCTACAGGGAGTATGTCAATCCTGAGGCGAAACCAACTTTTGCTAATCTTTCTTCTTGGTCAAATTTCTACTCAAAAGAATTGTTTGGTTGCTATGAGCAAGCACTAATCCCTCATCAAGATATCGAAGAAGGATTTTATGATACTGGGATAGCATGCAACCTTTGGTTGACTGACGAAGTAGAACATAGTGGTACTAATCTGTACAAGTATCACGGCGAAATGATTGACAATAGGTATGACTTCTGCGTAGACCCCAACCACGCATTGAATGGAAGTTATGTTCGTCTAAAAGATATGCCTAAGAAAAAGCAATATATAAACTATGGTTGGGAAGCTTGGGGGTTTGAGTTTCTAGGCATGGCACCATCGAAATACAAAACCATGACAATATACAAAACGAACGTACCGCATTGTGCACACATTCCTTACGACATTGAAGTGAGGCATGGTTGTTCGTTCGTGTACGAATGCGATGCTTGACAACCTAACAGAAAGGTTTTTAGTAGGAAGGAAAAGAAAGAAAAGAAATGCGCCTATCAAAGATTATCATATACCACATGGAGACAGTGCGGGTCAGTGGTGGTACGGATACGAAAAAGTTTACTTGGTCAGGCACCCAGAATGGACGAAAGACTTTTATGAATATAAGAAAAGAAGAATTGATTCAGTGGACTAAAATAGCATTGGTGGCGCCAATCGCATTGGTTTGGGATATCATCTTTTGGTGTATCACGAAACTACATAAAGGTGCCTCATGGGTTGATCTAGTGGTCGGCGAAAAAATAGACGAGTTCCTTAGATCTTAATTAATTGTCCCGAGATGACTATAAACTCGCTCTGGTCGGTACGCACCGTCACCTGAGTAAGTGGCAAAACTGCTCTCTTTGAGGAACTGTATGACTCCAATATCATTAGTCTGTCCTTACTATGAGGATGCTCGTCGTCTGTTTGATTTCATATGGAATGAAAACAACTTCAAGTATTTTGATGAGATTATCATAGTAGACGATGGATCATATGATCATCCCGCCAAAGAAACTCTGGTAGACTTCATACTTGACAACCCAGAGTATCGTGATCGTTTACGTTTGTTCCGCATACCAGTAGACTACGGTTTTAATGCGCACGGTGCTCGTAACCTTGGTATGAGATTTGTGCGTAATGAGTGGTGCTCCCTACTTGATATTGATAATGAGATCACCGAAGGGTTCTGTGAACAACTACACCGTTCAATAGAGTCCTGTCCTCGAGACAGTTTCCTAATACATAATATTGACCGTACACCAGACAAAGATACTCTAAACCACTTTTCCATAAGAGAATGGCAGTTCTGGCGTGTCAAAGGATACGATGAAGAATGTATGGGTATTCATTATGGTGACAGAATATTCCGATACAGATTGGATGCAATGTATAGACCTATCATGATGCCGCCACCATACCTTATCATGAATAGACCGATGCATCATTACAAGCATAGAGATGACTGTAGGAAAATAGTCTATAACAAAGACAACAGTATGACCCATCCTCCGGAAAAATACAGGATTGTTTGGGAAAAATTCATGTATGAAAGAAACGAAGATAGAACTCGTTGGCATGAAATTGAAAAGCACCAATCAAAATTTATGTGGTATGAAGTCGATCTTGAATGCCACCAACTTGAGTTAGATCTTGGTGAGTCTGCGCACCAACTGAGGCAACAAGTCTATATCGACGAGACACCTTTTGCATTTTTATTGAGGCATTTGATGGAAAGAGACAAAACAAGTTGATATCTCTGTGTATACCATATTATGAAGATCCTCATAGGTTAGAGTCTATACTATACAACGATTGCACCTTTAAATATTTTGATAAAGTTATCGTCGTAGATGATGCCTCATCAAAGTATCCAGCAAGACCTATCGTAAAAGCACACATAGAAGAATGCTGTTGTAACAAAAAGAAAATGTTTCTGTATCGAGTGGCGTTGGACTATGGGTTCAATGCTCATGGTGCCAGAAATTTAGCAGCATCCATATGCAAGACTGAATGGATGCTGTTCATGGATGTTGATCTTGAGTTGACTGAAGAATTTTGTGAAGCACTGTTCCGCGAGATAGAATCCTGTGACGAGTCGCAGTATGTGCTTTGCAATTTGTATGGCGGCGACCCAGGAAATATATTTGCATGTCGCCGTGCTCAATTCTTTGAGGCAGGTGGATACGACGAGGAACTTCGTGGGTATCATATGGGTGATAAGATCTTTCGTGAGCGACTGGATACTCTCTACGACCCCTTGTTGATGTCCACCAGATTCCCCTCAAATCGCATAGGGAGACAAATAGTTGTGGATGATACCTGTACGGGGACTCAATATCCAGACGACTACACGGTCGTGCAGAGAGACCAGAAGCACATACAGGGTATTCTGGACATGATTCATGCTCGGAATGCCGACCGTAAGTCGTGGAAAAATATACCGAAAATCACGTTTGACTGGCGACGTGAAATTTAGTATAATATATGTTGATGATGGAGATATATGATGATTGATACACTTTGGGTAGAAAAATACAGACCACGCACAGTCGAGGAGTGCATCCTGCCGGATCACTTGAAGCAGCAGTTTAAGGAGATCGTCGCCACTGGTGAGGTTCCCAACATGCTGTTTACTGGCACCGCTGGTCTTGGCAAGACCACTGTCGCCCGAGCGATCTGTAACGAACTTTCCCTTGACTACATCTTGATCAACGCATCGGAGAGTGGTAACATTGACACTCTCCGTGGCAAGATCAAACAGTTTGCTTCTAGCATCTCACTTCAGGGTGGTTACAAGGTTGTCATCCTTGACGAGGCAGATTATCTGAACGCACAGTCGACTCAACCTGCCCTCCGTGGTTTCATTGAGGAGTTCAGTGCTAACTGTCGATTCATCCTGACTTGTAATTTCAAGAACAAGATCATCGAACCACTACACTCTCGTTGTGGTGTGATTGAGTTCAACACCAGCAAAAAAGACATGGTGAATCTGTGCGAGTCATTTATGACACGCACCATGACTATCCTAGAAGATGAAGGTGTGTCAGTATCAAACCCGACTCTTGTTGCTGAGTTGATCATGCGTCACGCCCCCGACTGGCGTAGAGTGCTTAACGAACTTCAACGTCACTCACGTGGTGGCGAACTTCAGTTAGATGTGCTGAGTAAGTCTACCAGCGCAAGTATCGCTGACCTGTTTTCTCATATCAAGAACAAAGACTTCAAGAATATGCGAACATGGGTAGCGAACAACATGGATGTTGAATCTGCTGCTATCTTCCGTGGCATCTATGACGCAATGTCAGAGTATGTCGCACCAAACAGCATTCCTCAGTTAGTTCTAATCCTTGCGGACTATCAATACAAGGCAGCATTTGTTGCTGACGCAGAACTAAATATGGTTGCTTGTCTAACGGAGATGATGGCAAATGTCGAGTTTAATTGATATAGATTGGACTGATAGCGACATCGAGAAGATCCGCGATAAAGTTGATGTTCTCGCCCATGAAGTCCAAGATTTGGTTGTTCATAAATTGATGAGAGACTTTACACAAGTAGAGTTGGAGAAGGTTGAAGAGATGTACGGTACGCATTTTACATATCGCATGCTTCCTGACTTGCAGTGGATCCTCTCACAACCATACTTAGAGGATACTGTACACTAATGAAAAAACTTATCCCCATATTTTTTGCGTTGACCGCATGCGGTGGGGGAAGTGGTACTCAAGAGCAAGAAGAAGTGGTGGTAACACCACCTCCAGCAGCAGGAACTGTTCTGGAGACAGCGTGCGAAGGCACGACACTCATCGAAACCATTGCTGACGGCAATGGTGGTTCGACAACAGAAGAAACTGAAAACTCAGAGGATTGTGGTTACGAACCTCCTCAATTTGCACCTATAGGAACACCAATTGGTGAATCATACTGTGGTAGAAGTTTACCAGAAGATAGATTCCTACAACTGTTAGACAGCATCAGCCATGCATTAGGCGAGGACAGGTTTCAAGACTATGCTGACGGCGAAGGTGGTTCATATACTGAGCGCACTGCACACCTCGATCAATCATGCTTTGTACAGATGGAAAAACCTGATGACTGCCCTACAGATCCGACTGACAATAATGATTCTCGATATGATTACCTGACTTGCGATGGCATCAAACAAAAAACTGGAGTCAGTTTTCCATACCAACCAAGGTCAGAACATGCTGGAAGAGCGATCATTGATATGTTGTTTGTCGTTGATACTGCATTGACCGAAGAAGATCGCGATGGTATGACTGTAGAGGAGTTTGTCGATAAACAAATCTATGAATTAAATCACATGTATATGGTATCAGGCACATACACTCTTGTTCGCCGAGCAGGGATTGTAATGGTAGATGTTGCTGAGGGTGATTTGTACCGTCAGTATAGTGCATTCTTTGATGAGCGATATGAGTTTCAAGGTCTTAGTGATTGGCAACGAGAAGCAGAAGCTGACTTGGCATTCTTATTTAAAAAACTGCCCGAGGAACCAATCGCATGTGGTGTTGCTAATCTTGATGCAACTCGTGGCATTGATAAAACAAGAGGCATCACACAGTGTTTTCATAATACAGTGTTCCAAGAATATGAGGCGACGAGATATTACGAACGAGCACACGAAACATTCGCCCATGAGGTCGGACATCTATTGGGTGCTCAACATGAATATAATGACGTTAGAGGAAGTTATGGTCTCTTTGAATATTCATACGGTCACCACATAGAAGGGTATAATCCACAAGCAGATAATCCTGACTACGAGGGTGTCTATGGTGGGTTTGGTACAATCATGACTTATGCCGATTTACCAACGGGTCGATTTTCAGACTATAATGTTAGATGTACTCTCGGTGAAGGTACTGGTGAATACGAAGGGCAATCAGTACCATTGGGAACAACTGGTGGATGTTTTTGTTTGGATCCAATAGAAGATCAACCACCGCCTACAAATAATGCAGAGACTATCCTTCGAACTCGTTGGTTGATGAGTCAGTTAAATGAACTAGGACATGAGATTGCAGAATCTTCTGCGTTCTCTTGGAACAATTTTAGAAAAATGGACGGATTGACTATAGAGGATGATCCGCAAATTTGTTTATTTTGAGATTATATTATGAATCCATTTGACGTTTTGAATAGTGTAAACCATAACAAGAAAGACATACTTGATGCTGAGAACGAGAAGCAGTATCCAGCGTTCATGGTCAACCGTGGTCTTTCATACTTCCGCGACACCGTTTTACTTGCCAACGAGATGAACAGGAATCATCATCTCGATGGTCGCCTACAGTTTGACTTCCTTCGTAATGCCATCAGAGCGAGGAAGCGATTTAGTAAGTGGGCGAAGAAGGCGAAGATAGATAACATTGACGTGATCAAGGAAGCATATGGGTACAGCACTGCGAAAGCAGAGGCAGTATCCGATCTCTTTACTCAGGAAGATATCGACAACCTGTCCAAGAAACTCTCCAAAGGAGGGAAACGCTAAATAGTCCTAAGCAGTATTCTGTGAAATAATAACTACAATCTAAAATATGGGACTAGTGTATGGAATCGGTAGTATCATGGACGCCAGCGGACATGTTGGAAGTCACGCTGAACGAACCAGACGATTTTCTAAAAGTACGAGAGACCTTGACAAGGATAGGCATTGCCTCTCGAAAAGAAAAGAAACTGTTTCAATCTTGCCACATTTTGCACAAGCAAGGCAGATATTTTATTGTTCATTTTAAAGAACTATTTTTACTTGATGGCAAAAAAGCAACTCTTGAAGAAGCTGACATTGCCAGAAGAAACACAATCGCAACTCTTTTGAGCGATTGGGGTTTAGTTAATATAATCGACAATTCTATGACGCGAGATAAAGCACCTTTGCGCCAGATTAAAGTTGTTTCGTTTAGAGAGAAAAGTGAATGGGAACTTTGCCCCAAATATAATATAGGGGTCAAGCACTAAAAATATATGATCGACGCTTATATGATTTGCGACATGGGCAATCCCTTGTCGATGCGGTATGTAGAACTTTCTTTAGCATCCTTTGAACCAGTGAGTGATATCGTCAGTATCACTCCTGTTCAATGCACCACACCAGATACTCTGCCTATCAGGTTCGAGAAGAATCAAGAACCCATCCCTTTCTATGTTGGCGAGGCAGGTCCGGACGATTATCTTCACGCTCGTTTCTTTGGCGGTACGTTCTGCGATAACGAAGTCTACAACTCTATCATGCATTCCCAGTTGATGCTGATTGAACGTATCGCCGCTGGTGAACCTATCGCTATCATGGAGCATGACGCTGCCTTGATTAACGAAGAAACTTTCCGTACCATGGTAGATGAGCATTGGGGCGAAGTTGATGTGTTTATGCCAGGAACCTGTATGGAGTTTTATGGTATGACGCAGCGATATGCTGAAAAATTTGTAGACCTCATGTATAACTTTCCTTACACTGACAGCAGGATATCAGGTCCGTTTGGTGCTATGCTATTGCTTGAGCAGATGGGTTTACCTTTCCCTGACTATGAAGTGTTGGTGCCGACTAAGGTGAGAGAGGATATAGATAGACAGTGTTTGTCGCCCAGCATCAAAACTAGCACTGAAGGTATAGGGTATGAGTTCTACGATCCTGCTTGTAAGCAGTTTATGTTTCGTAATGGCGGCAACACCAATCAAATGAAATATGACCTCGACAAACCAATGTTTGAAACTATGAGTTTTAAAACAGCAAATGGTGCTGTTACTAATGCTGCTGGCGGAGGACCGACTTGGAGTCGCGATTTCGTGATCATTGAAGACTAAATAACAGTATGCCAAAAAAACCCGAATACATTATCTACGACACTAACACTGGATTTGCCATTGAGGAAGCGTGCAACACAAAATCCGGTTCTTCTTTCGTTGAAGCTGCTACCACAGTAATCAGAACAGGCACTTCACTGATTACTCCTGAAGGTAATGATTCAGATGGTTATTGGACTGGATACGGCATCACCGTAGGGCATTATGGTTATCCAGACGATCCGTTCGTAGGATTAGACTCTTTAGGTAATCCAATCCTTGTTCCTATCCCTAGATTTGATCCATGGTATTGGGATTCAACTCGCCCTAATGGCGACGGTACTTTTGGTGGTTGGATAGACAGTGATGGAGATTCTAGTGCTCCTCCTCTTGGTGAAGGTCACTATGCTTGTTGGGGTCTTACTGATGAGCAAAAAGCACTGCTGGTAGACGGTGCCGGAGGTGGCGGTGCCGGAGGTGGCGGTGGCGGAGGAGGAGGTGGATCCTACTCTGGCGGTAGTCAAGGTGGTTCTGGACAAGGTGGCGGTGGCGGTGGCGGCGACAATGCTACCGTCGAAGACACTGTCGGAACTGCCATTCTGTATCCAGATGGTGGCGGTGGCATAAAATCTGATGGACCATTGTGTGCACTTGACAGTGTACGCAGTTGTTTGTTCCAAGGATCGTTCGACGATTCTTGTAGTATGAATAAGATCATGCTACATGGTCTAGATGGTGGTATACTGTTAGACGAATATGATAATGCTCCCGCGACTTCAATCATGTGGCCCGCTGTCCGTAATGCTGGTGTGTGCGGTGATCCAACTGATAGGATTATGGATATCGGTAATGCTGACTTCAAGTTCAACTGGGTTCACGGGTTCAAGTTTGTTGTTTATGGCACAGCTGGTGCTGATGCTGGTATGCAACCAGCAGTTGATAACACCACTGAACTCGGTACAACTAATCTTAAATTCAAAAAGATTTGGTCATATGATTACCACTTTACCTCAGGTATTGCTGCTGTTTATTGGGGTGGATCATCACCCAGTGCTGTCAAAGCGGCACTTGATAATCTAGCAACAAGGGTTTACAATCTTGAGAATTCGACTGCTCTTGATGATCACGCAGCACTAACAACTGGTGTCCACGGTCTCTAAACTACTTGCTTTTTCTTTCAAAATAGGTTACAATAGATACTCTGTTATGGAGTAGTGAATGAAGTTTTATACTAACATCTCTCGTGTTGGTAACAGTATTTGTTATCGAGGATACGAGAACGGTGAACGCAAGCAGTATCGCGACACCTTTAAACCTGTTATGTATCTCCCCGCAAATAAACCCGACTCTATCTGGAAAACTCTGGATGGTCGGACTGTGTCGGAGGTGCAGTTTGAGACGTTGTCCGAAGCGACTGAGTTTTGGAAACAGTACGATGGCGTAGATAATGTTGAGGTTCATGGTAACAACAACTTCGCTGCGCAGTACATACAGAAACATTATCCCAACGAAATAACCTATGACCCTGCCCAGATCCTCGTCGCTAATATCGACATCGAGGTTGAGTCCGATGATGGATTCCCTGAACCTGAGCGAGCAGAGAAGGAAGTACAATCTATCTGCCTCAAGTATCATGGTCGCCCTGACTTTTTCATATTCGCACTTGAAGATAAGTATGATCCCGAGAAAACTCAGATCGACGTTGCTCCGGAGCATATCAAGTTTATTAAGTGTGATGGCGAACTAGACCTTATCCTCAAGTTTCTTGGTTTCTGGAGTGGTAAGGATACCTGCCCCGATGTCGTAACAGGTTGGAACGTCCGACTGTTTGATATCCCATATCTGATTAATCGTGTAAACAACCTGCTCGGTGGTGATGCTTTCAAGAAGATGTCACCATGGGGTATCGTCCGCGAGAAGATGATTAGTCTCAAGGGCAGAAAGCAACAAGTCTATGAGTTGGTTGGTATCGAGCAGCTGGATTACTGGGATCTGTTTCAAAAGTTTGGCGTGTACTCTTATGGTGTACAGGAGTCGTACAAACTGGATCATATCGCGAACGTTGTACTCGGCGAGAAGAAACTATCCTACGAGGAGCACGGTAATCTGTACACGCTGTATAAGGAAGATTATCAGAAGTTTATCGACTACAACATCAAAGACGTACAGTTGGTTGAACGCATCGACGAGAAGATGGGTCTGATTGACCTCGCTATGACTATCGCGTACAAAGGTGGTTGTAATTATCAGGAAGCATTCGGGACTACGCAGTTGTGGGATACTTACATCTATCGCGAGCTGTGTAAACGCAAGATCGTCGTGCCGCCCAAGAAAGAGAATATGAAAACCGACTTCGGTGGTGGATACGTGAAGGCACCGCATATCGGTCGCCACTCATGGGTTATCTCGTTTGACCTGAATAGTCTGTATCCTCACTTGATCATGCAGTATAATATGTCACCCGAGACTATCGTAAGTACACGCACCTCTGGTGTGACAGTTGATAACTGCCTCGCTCGCCAGCGACCCGAGAGCAAGTCGCCACATGATTGTATCGCCGCCAACGGTGTACACTTCTCCAAAGACTTTCGTGGTGTTCTACCAGCAGTGATTGATGGTCTGTATGCTGAACGCAAACAGATCAAGAAAGATATGCTCGGGTTACAATCAAAGGTTGAGGCAGGTGATAAGAACGCTGGTAAAACTGTAACGAAACTTGACACTCAACAGATGGCGATTAAAATTATGATGAACTCACTTTATGGTGGGTTGGGTAATCGCTGGTTCCGTTACTACGATATTCGTATGGCAGAAGCGATTACGATGTCAGGTCAGTTGTCTATCCGTTGGGCAGAGAAAGCAGTCAACGAGTACATGAATAACATCCTCGACACGAAAGATGTTGACTATGTTATCGCGATTGATACTGACTCCGTGTATGTAAACTTTGGTCCTCTCGTCGAGAAGATGGGACTGACGGATACTGACCAGACTGTACAGGTGTTGTCGCAGATTGGCGAGGAGAAGTTTGAACCGCTGTTCGAAAGATCGTACAGTGACCTCGCCGAGTATATGAATGCATATGAGAACAAGATGGTGATGGGTCGCGAGGTGATCGCCGACGCAGGTATCTGGACAGCGAAGAAACGATATATCCTCAACGTACACAACAGCGAGGGTGTACAGTATGCCAAACCCAAACTAAAAATCATGGGCATTGAGGCAGTCAAGTCCTCTACCCCTGCTTCCTGTCGTGATGCGCTGAAGGGTCTATTCAAAGTGATGATTACAGGCACCGAAGCACAGACTCAACAGGCAATACAGATATTCAGGGCACACTTCCGTACACTTGATCCTCATGAGATTGCTTTCCCTCGCGGAGTGTCTGATGTGGATAAGTGGCGCGATGCCAAGAACATATACAAGCAGGGTACACCGATCCACGTGAGAGGATCTTTGCTCTACAACAAATTACTTCTTGACAAGGGACTCGATCGCAGGTATAATATTATTAATAATGGCGAGAAGATTAAATTCTTGTACCTTGACGAGAAGAATCCTATCAGGGAAAATATCATTGCGTTTTATGACTTCCTCCCAGAGGAGTTAAACTTACATAGATACATTGACTATGAAAAGCAGTTTGAGAAAGCATTCTTAGCAGTGGTGCGTCCAGTGCTAGAAGCGATCGGTTGGACTGAAGAGGAGACAGTAAGTCTTGAAGACTTCTTCGCGTAAACATCTTGTACACATAGACGGTTGGGGTTACGTTCCTGACGGTCTCGATGTCTGGCACATTATACAAGAAAGGTTTGCTCCTAAAAACGTGCTAGAGATTGGGTTTCACCTTGGACACTCAACAACATATCAGTTAGAGGCATATGCTGATGCTCGTATCACCACTATCAGTCCTGCCTTTGAGGGCACGCTGCCCAACGCTTGCATGATAGCAGATACTAGGCAAAGGCAGGCAGTGATTATGAAAGAGTTGTTCGGGGAAAGGTTTGATTGGATACCCAAGCAAACTTGTGACGCTTTTGAAGCACTGGAAACCTATGGACCATTCGACTTTGCGTTCATAGATGGTCAACATACATATGAGCACAGTTCTCTTGACTTGAATTGTTGCAAACATTTTGTAGTGAAAAGACTGTTGATGGATAACGTGGATCAACACCAAGTGCTTCAGGCAGTCAATCACTCTAAATGGACTATGATAGATATGTTCCCTTATGTATCAGATGACGATAGGATTAATGTTATGGGATTATTAATCGCATGAAAAAGTACATGAAGTTCAAGCACTGGAAAACGGGCGAGGTGAAAACGATTGAGTACAAAGAGCACAATCTACCTGTCAACCCTAGCAGCGAACGAATCGTAGTTTGGAACGTCACAGATAATAAACTTGAGGACGTGATCAAATCTACTATTGTAGAAAAATATGAGAAGTAATGTACGAACTAACTATTTTCAAGTCAGCGTATGACAATAAGACCCACAGGTATTTAAAGATGCCTGATTGGGACTCACTTGTTTATCTTCTTGAAAAACTATCAGAGCAACCCCTTGCTGGTAAGAAGGATGCTGAATTAATATCCCCTGCTGTGTACAAGGAGGGGACTACACGTGCAAACAGGAATGTCGAATACTGGGGCAACTGGGCATGTGTAGACGTTGACGATTATGAGGGAACTATAGATGGAATACTTGATAGGTTTGCAGACAATAATATTGTTGTGTACAGTACTGCTTCTTCTACGCCAGAAAAAATTAAGTTCCGGATTGTATTCGATCTGGCAAGGAGAGTTAAAGGAGAAGAAATCAAGCAATTCTGGTATGCTCTTAATAAATCCATCGGCGATCTCGGAGACAAGCAGACAAAAGATTCTTCGCGTATGTATTACATTCCAGCGAGATATGCAGGCGCTCATAATTTTTTCCATGTTAACTCTGGGATTCCACTTGGTGTTGATGATCTCTTAAGAGAGTTTCCTTATCAAGAAAAGACAGGTAATGATTTGTTGGACATACTGCCTGATGACGTGAGGGAAACAGTTATCGAGCATCGCAAGAACTCATTGACTAATACTGAAATTGTATGGAGCGGATACTTGGACTGCCCTTTCTTCCCAAATAAGATGGCAATAGATTATAAGTCAGTATCAGGAACAGGTTGGTATCATCAGATGTATCGTATCATGGTGGCGACTGCTTGTAATGCAGTGAAGGCAGGTTATCCCATTACTTCACAACAGATTGCTTCTATGTGTAAACAACTTGACGCAGAGACTGGCAACTGGTACAAGAATCGACCACTAGAACTTGAGGCGAACTCAGCAATTAAATGGGCATATGCAAATGCATACGAAGGTTAGTCTTGTAGTCCCATACTTTGAGGACGAGGAACAACTCTCTAGATTATTGACCATGGGGAGTACAAAACTCTGGGACGAAGTTATCATAGTCGATGATGGATCCACAAAAGAACTTGCCAAAGAAGTTGTGGAGAGGTGGGCGGATGACGATATAAACATCAGGATACTTCGTGTGCCTATAAACTATGGATTCAACGGTCATGGGTGTCGTAATCTTGGTGTACAACAAGCAACGCATGATTGGGTGTTTCTCATGGATGTTGATATGGAAATCAGTGAGGAGAGCGTCAAAGCAGTTTACAAACATATTCCTGAGTTGACAGAGGATCAGTTCCTTGGCGTTTGGGCAAGACCATATCCTTGCGATAGTGTTGCTTGGCTTTATGTTGGCAAGAACTATATGGACCACATAGATCCAGTCGAATACAACACGTATGGGATTCGTAAAGAAACTTTCTTGAAGACGCGTGGGTATGATGAAGACTTTCGTAACATGCATGGAGGGTCAAGAGTGTTCGTTGAAAGGTTACAAACTTTTCTAGAGAGAAAACACTTTGACGGTATTATAGCAGGTGCAATGAGACCAGGAAGGGAAGTTGTAATACAAGATGTAGAAATAACTGAATACGATAAGGACGTTATTCGTCATCCCCCTTCTTACATGAAGTTTGACAAATTATTAAAAGAGATCTCTTACTATCGTAACGAGCATCCGGAAACATGGAAAGATAAAACATTTGTAGATTTTGAATGGTACGAGGAAACATTATGAAAGAGTTAATGCATTTAGTAACAAGATGGCATCACGATCGTAACTTGATCTGGGGTGCTACTGACAAAGATCAGGTATGTAAACTGATTCAAGAAGTTGGTGAGTTGAGCGACAACGTATGTAAGGGCAAAGATATCAAAGATGATATTGGAGACTGCATGGTTGTGCTTATAAATATTGCGGAACGTAACGGCACAAATTTAGAAGAGTGCTTGTTACATGCATGGAACGACATCAAAGATCGTACAGGTCGTATGGTTGATGGCGTATTTGTGAAAGACGATGATCAATAAGAACAGAATTAAACATGGTGTCGGCGAAGGCATCATGCATATTGAGAAGGCACTCCTTCTTTTCATTGTAGCAGGCACGGTCTGGGCAGCTGGATACGATATCGTTGCTATGTTTGCAGGACAGGGTAAGATGGCACTTGCCGATCTTTTCCTCCTGTTTATCTACGCAGAGATATTGGGTATGGTTGGTGCTTTCTACAAAGATCATAGGATACCAGTTACACTCCCGTTGATTATTGCGATGACAGCATTGACTCGTATGATCATATTACAAACCAAAGGCAACGAACCTTTGGATATAATTTTTGAGAGTGGTGGTATTTTGATTTTGGCAATCTCGGCATATATTATGTCGGCGAAAGATAAGATTAGTTTAGACAAATTATTAATGAGGAATAGTAATGAAGAAGCGTGACTACGACCCAGAAGTAGTGGACAAACTAAAAGGGTCAGTGCAAGTAGAGCACACATTGGCAAAGATGGGTGCAAACAATCTCCGTAAGTTGTTCGCTACGCACCCATATATAAATACGTTCGGAGCATACAACGGTCAACAGGCAGTACAACATGTCAAGGCTGGTATCCATGCAATATACTTATCGGGATGGCAAGTCGCAGCGTCGTCTAATAGTGCGCTGGAAACTTATCCTGACCAGAGTCTATACCCTGTTAACTCTGTTCCTGACGTTGTTAGGAATATCAATAATAGTTTTCGCCGCCAAGATCAAATCTCTGTATCTGAGGGTGGCGAAGGGTTTCCGTTCGCTCCTATCATCGCGGATGCGGAAGCAGGATTCGGAGGAGTTTTAAATGCTTACGAACTGGCACGAAATCTTATTGAGGCAGGCGCAGCAGCCGTCCACTTTGAAGACCAAGTCTCCTCAGAAAAAAAGTGCGGACACCTCGGAGGAAAAGTCCTCATCCCAACCTCCCAAGCGATTCGTAATCTTAATGCTGCTCGTCTCGCTAGTGATGTTGCTGGGACCGACACTGTTATTATTGCTAGAACGGACGCAGAATCTGCCAAGTTCCTTGCGACCGATGTCGACGATCTTGACCGTAAGTTCCTCACCGGAGATCGTTCCCCAGAAGGATTCTACTCCATCCAAGAAGGACGAGGACTCGAGTTCGGATGCGAACGAGGACAACGATACGCAGAATATGCAGACCTCGTCTGGTGCGAAACCTCAAAACCGTGTCTCAAAGAAGCCAGGCGTTTCGCTGATTCAGTAAAGGGTGCTTTCCCTGACGCGATGCTCGCGTACAACTGTTCGCCTTCATTCAACTGGCGCAAGAGTATCCCAGGAGATCAAGAACTTTCTGACTTCCAGTGGGAGTTAGGCAAGATGGGATTCAAGTTTCAGTTTATCACTCTCGCTGGTTTCCATGCTACGAATAACGCAGTGTTTCAGTTTGCCCGTTCGTATAAGAAGCATGGCATGCTGGCATACTCTTGGTTACAGGAGGAGGAGTTCGCCGCCGAGCAGTTTGGATACACTAGCACCAAACACCAGCGCGAAGTGGGCGTTGGATATTTTGATGTGATCACCGAGGCACTTGGTAGTTCTACCGCTGCCTTGTCAGGTTCAACTGAAGCGGAGCAGTTTTAATGAAAGAAAAACTATTGAAAGCAGTAAGAGCAAAGCATCTAGCAGTGATGGAAGAAGCACTAGTCAATATTGATGTGTACGAAAAAGCAGTGGGTATCGGTGAACACCCCGATCTTGTTAGTGCAGTCGAAGAACAGGTCGACAAGTATGTCCATGCACTTGAGATGGTAGAAGGTGTTGATAAGATTCTAGACTCATAATGTCAAAACTACCTTATGAAGCAGGAGATGATCGCAATGTTAACTCTATGCGATATAACCCACCTGCTTGGTGGTTGTCCAAGTTAAACTATCACGGCAACTATTTGTTTCATGGTATTACCAAACTGTGTAATGCTGTTGCCAAAAATAAAAACCAGAAATTAAGCATGATAGAAATAGGTACTTGGGCAGGAGAGTCAACCTCCATATTTGCTATGTCTGGTTTCTTCAACAACATCGAAACTATAGATCCATGGACACCATGGGACAATGAGTTCTATAATGAATTGAAGTCAGAGTTTGAAATGAATACAAGGCATTGGGACTACATTACTCATCATTCAGATTACAGTTACAACTGTGTTGATAAATTTGAAGACAAAGGTTATGACTTCGTTTACATTGATGGTGCGCATGACTATGAATCAGTGAAGAAAGATATAGAATTATATCTACCAAAAGTAAAAGACGGTGGATATATTGGAGGTCATGATTACATGATACCTGATCCAGAGTTTGGTGTTACAGAAGCAGTACATAAAGTGCTGGGTAAACCAAGTGCAATATTCAGGGATACGAGTTGGTTAATACAAGTCAAATAAGAGAGCAGTATGATCAAGAAGGGTACTTTATCATTGACGATTTCCTCGATGATGAAACCCATTCCAAGTTATTAGATGTCTGCGACACACTAGTTGCTAACCCCAAAGGATATGACTGGGCGTACAATGAAAACGATACTATGCAAAAAATGCGAGGTGCTTGTGCTAGAGTTCCTGAGTTCCTCTCCCTTGCCAGTCATCCTAAACTAACAGAGGCAGCGAGAGAGATTCTACCATACACCCTAGATGTGTATATCAGCAAATTTTTCCCAATGCAACCTAATGCTAGATCTACGTTAATGCATCAAGACAATTACTACATTCGTGAGCGTAACAACAACATGATATCATGCGCTGTTTACTTACAGGACACCACCAAAGAAAATGGATGTTTACGAGTAGTCCCTAAATCTCACATGACAGGTATACAACAACACAATAAACCTGACGGTGCTGTAAAAGATCTGTACTGGATAGATGAGGATAGTTTGGATAACATTGTTGACCTAGAAAGGAAAGCACCATATGCTGTTTTCTTTCATCCGAATTTAATTCATGGTTGTTACATAAATAAGTCCAAAGGGACAAGATACAGCCTTGCTTGGGAATATATTGCCGCCAAAGAAAAAATATTTCACGGGGCAACAAATACTATAGATTACGACAGGACCAGAATATGAAGCAGAAGTTTAAGAAAGCATTCATGGAAGTTGCACACACCTTTGCTAACCTGAGTCACGCAAAGAAACTCAAGGTCGGCGCCATAGTGGTCAAGGACGAACGTATTATCAGCATAGGATACAATGGAACCCCTACTGGTTGGGATAACGAGTGTGAGGCACCTGAGTGGTCTGAGGGCGACTGGGAACCAGATCTGTCCTATCGCACCAAACCTGAAGTAATCCATGCTGAGGAGAACGCAATCGCAAAGATAGCGAGGAGCAGTGAGAGTAGCGAGGGTGCTGCCCTGTTCTGTACTCACACCCCATGTATCGAGTGCGCCAAACTGATTTATCAGTCTGGCATCAAAGAAGTGTATGTCGCTAAGTCTTACGACGCCAGCGTTGGATCAGGACTAGAGTTCCTTAAGAAGAGCGGTGTCAACGTTGAGATAATGCTTGACATATGAAACGAATTATAGTACAATATGTGTATTGTTATTGAGGAGATAAATAATGCCACTGACTGAAGAACAACAACGATTGCTTGCCGAAGCAGATGCGATCCGTGAACAGCAACAGCAAGAGCAACAGCAAGAGCAGCAGATGCTGTTCCCTACCGACCCAGAATACTTTAAGGAAAAACCTGTATTCGGTATTGTCGGTCATGGTTTCGTGGGCAAGGCAGTTGAACGAGCACTGCACCCTGAACTTGAACGGTTCCTGGTAGATCCAATATACAAAACCAATATTGATCAACTAATTGAGGCGAAACCAGTTCTCACATATGTGTGTACACCAACACCAGTCCTTGGTAACGGTCGCATTGATGCTGCTGACACTGTTGATGCTGTCTTGAAGTTGATCCGACTGACTAAATCAGCAGTGATTCTGAAGTCAACTGTTACGCCTGATATCATCGGTAAGATCATTCGAGCAGTAGAACAAGCGGAAGCAGCGCATCGCTTCATCTATGCTCCGGAGTTTTTGACTGAGAAAAATGCTGACTTTGAGTATTGTAATCCTACCTATCTTGTGTTCGGTGGCATGCAATCAACCGTGGGGCAATACATGGAGTTCTTAGCAAACAACACTTTCTGTAAGATGAAGAAAGATGCAACAGTGCATGTGGTTCATCCCATGGAGGCATCATTCATAAAATATGCAATCAACAGTTTCTTGGCAATGAAAGTGACTTTCTTAAATCAATTGGTCGATGCTATGGGAGACGAGGTAGAGCATGGTATCAATCCGTTACAGGTGTTGCGTTCTCTATCAGATGAACCAAGACTTGGTAGTTCGCACTGGCGTGTTCCTGGTCCTGATGGTAAGAAAGGATTTGGCGGTGCATGCTTCCCGAAAGATATCTCGGCATTGGTAAATTACACCAATAAAATGAGTTTGATGGAGGAAGTGCTTTCTCTCAATAACGATATGCGTTCGGAGTATGATTTGGATGAACGCGAGAAGGTTGCCAATGTAACCTTTAAAGCAGACGATGTTAACATTATCACAGAAGAGGATGTCCTGGATACAACAGGACAAATAGAACTAGATATGTTCGACGAGGATGCAGCATGAAACATGTAGAGTTTCGTAATTTTAACAAATACGCTGATGGTAATGGAGAACTGAGTGAGGATGTTGAGGGCATAGCAGGACTTCATTGGCTTTCTGTTGATTATGATGGTTGGGGTGGTATGCTTAAAGATTGGCGTAAACACTCACCTGCTTGGATGGCGAAGGTCAGTAACTTTGGAACTGTTGTTTCCGCTGGCGGTAATTGTGGTATGTACCCAAGATTTTATGGCGAATACTTTAACACAGTTTACTCCTTTGAACCAGACCCTGCTTGCTTTGACTGTTTACAGTTAAATTGCGATGGCGACAAATATATCTTAGATCAACGTGCACTGAGTAATACTGCCTCAACTGACAATTACTCATTGGAAAGAGTCCAGAATGACAATCGGGGGTCTATTAGACTGATTAAGGATAGCAATGGAAATGTAGAAACAGTTCGCCTTGATGATTTAAATTTGACTGAGTTAGACCTATTACATTTAGACTTGGAGGGGCATGAACCCAATGCTCTAGAAGGTGCCCTTGAAACCGTAACAGAATTCAACCCTGTCATAATTGTAGAGAGATCAATCTATCCAAAATCATATTTAAAAGCGACAAAAATTCTTCGTGATTGTGGGTACAAACCTTTTAGAAGCACTGATGAGTTCCCTGCCAAATCAGAATTTAAGAACACGAATAGAATAACCATGGATGCAATTTGGATTCCATAAAGGAGATTATATTATGAGCGTGATGGATAAATTAAAGAAGAACAGCAAGATTAAGGCAGCGGAAACGCTGTCTGATTCTAAGTTCTTCGTAGAGCGACCATTGATTGACACAGGTGTACCGATGGTCAACGTTGCTTTGAGTGGCGACATTGATGGTGGTTTGTCCTCTGGATTGACTGTGCTCGCTGGACCAAGTAAACACTTCAAGACTTCGTTCGCTTTGTTGATGGCAGCAGCATATCAGAAAGCGAAACCCGAGTCAGTCGTGTTATTCTATGATTCAGAGTTTGGTTCACCCCAAGCATACTTCAAGACGTTCGGTATCGACACTGATCGTGTATTACACACTCCTATCGCTAACGTCGAGGAGTTGAAGTTTGACTTGATTTCTCAGTTGGAGGCACTTGAGGCAACCGACGATGTAGTAATCGTGATTGACTCTATCGGTAATCTAGCATCAAAGAAAGAACTTGAGGATGCTATCAATGAGAAGTCAGTCGCAGATATGTCAAGAGCGAAAGCATTGAAGGGTCTGTTCCGTATGGTTACACCATATCTGACTATGAAAGATATCCCGATGCTTGCTATCAATCACACATACAAAGAGATTGGTCTGTTCCCCAAAGATATTGTATCGGGCGGCACAGGTATTATGTACTCTGCTGATAATGTGTGGATCATTGGTCGTCGCCAGAACAAGACTGGTACTGAAGTCACTGGTTACGATTTCATAATCAACGTGGAGAAGTCGCGTTATGTTAGAGAGAAGTCGAAAGTTCCTGTCTCTGTTAGTTGGGAAGGTGGTATTGAGCGTTACTCTGGTCTTTTGGATGTTGCTCTTGCTGGTGGGTATGTCATTAAACCTAGCAACGGGTGGTATCAACTTGTTGATAAGAGCACTGGACAACTCGTTGGCAACAAGGTCAGAGAGAAAGACACAAGAGCAGATACTTTCTGGGAGTCGATCCTTACCGAATCTGACTTCAAAGAGTTCGTGAGGAAGTCCTATCAGATTGGCGGTGAGATTGAAGAACTAGAGTTGGATTTAGAAGATTGATACTTCAGGGCAGTTACGATCTATACATTAATAATGCTTGCAACCTGCACTGTCAAAAGTGTAGTGTTCTTGATTGGAATGGTAAGGCGACTATACACCACATGGATATGTGGGAGATCAATAGGATCTTCGATAAGATCAAGAAACTTTGCCTGACATTTGAGGAAATAAAAATAGTTGGTGGTGAACCCACTCTCCACAAACAATTTTCTGAGATTATAGATTATATAAGGAATGAACACACTACGCATCAGAAGTTAACAGTGATCACCAACGGACTGAACTTGACCGACGAGGTGGTAAACAGTCTACTCAAGGTTGATCGTGTTGTGTTTTCTGTATATCCTGGCATGCCCATAGAAAATGATATTATCGAGTCAGGGTTACATAAAAAGTTACAGTCGGTTGAGTATTGGCATCAGGATTATTTTCTACATCTGAAAGAACCGTCAAAGATGGTTGAGGTTATGGGTACAACGCCAGAGAAAAACTGGAACATATGTTATGTAAAAGATAACTGCCTTACCATTACTGAAGAAGGACTGTATCGTTGTGTTGTTGCTATGAATGACAGGTCCGATTTATGCGAGTGGAACGACGCAGAAGAAGTAAAAACATACGTGGAGAGGGATGCTCCGCTGGCAGCATGCACGGATTGCTGTTGGCCACCAAAGAAAAACCCTTGGAAGAGTTTGAACGCCAAGGCAGATAATAAAAACTACAACAAGGGTTTAGAACTGATAAGGAGTGTAAATGTTTGAGTATCAATGTAAGATTGTCAAGGTAGTTGACGGTGATACAGTTGATGTTGATATTGATCTGGGATTTGATGTAGTCTTGCGGGACCAACGTATCCGACTGTATGGTATCGACACGCCTGAGTCGCGCACTCGTGACAAAGAAGAAAAGAAATATGGAATGTATGCCAAGAACTACCTGAAGAACGCACTGGGTAAGACAGGTATCATTCGCACCAAGAAGGATGGTCGTGGTAAGTTCGGTCGCATCCTTGGTGAGTTTATGATCTACGACGGTGAGACTGACTCATATCGCAGCGTCAATGCTATGATGATCGAGAAGCACATCGGTGTAGAATACCACGGACAATCTAAAGATGAGATTGCCGAGCAACACATTAAGAACCGAGAGTTTATTGATGTCTGATACAGATAAAATCCTTGACAATATCATAGAACATAATCCTAAACTGGACGCGATCACTATTGTAGGGACTGAAGAATACGAATATGTTGATGCAGCAGAGCATGAGCATTATCTTATTCTACCTGACCCGATGGTAGACAGCGACCAGAGCGATACAGCATGGACCATGTTATTGTTACAAGATCCATACAAAGACTTCTTGGTTCGAGTGAGCGATATCATTACAGAGGGAGAGGACATTCAGTTTGATTGGGAACCTCTGTCTATACCTGAAGACGCTGATGAACCTGAAGACCATACTCACTTCTTAAATTATCTCACTGGGTGCATTGCCAATCACATGCATGAGTGCTGGTTGAATGGTGCTGTTGAGATGAGGGATGAGGATGGTAAATTGATCAAAGAAGTTTCGGAGGAAATAACTGTTGAACAGTGATATGCAAAATATGATACTGCGTTCGTTCTTTACTAACGAGGACTACATGCGCAAGGTTGTCCCATTCATGGACCCCAAATACTTTGAGGGAGTGGGTCAACAGCTGTTCAAAGAGTTCGCCAAGTATGTGGCAAAGTATAATGGTATCCCTTCTATAGATGCATTCAAGGTATCGCTACAGGAGAGCGAGGAGACGTTCTCTGAGGAAGCATTCAGGCATGCCATGGATATCCTGCCTGATCTGTTCCGCAAGGATGCTGACACTGACATTGACTGGTTAGTAAATAATACCGAAAAGTGGTGTCAAGACCGTGCTCTGTTCAATGCAGTCATGGAGTCTATCTCTATCATTGATGGTAAGCACAAGACTCTAACCAAGAACGCACTGCCTGATATTTTATCCAAGGCACTTGCTGTTACCTTTGACACCAACATCGGTCACGATTACTTGCAGGACGTTGAGAGTCGGTATGACTTCTATCACACTGTCGAGGAGCGTATCCCATTTGACCTTGACTATCTAAACAAAGTCACGAATGGTGGATTGCCCAACAAGTCGCTGAATATTATCCTTGCTGGTACAGGTGTGGGTAAGTCGCTGTTCATGTGTCACTGTGCTGCCTCAGCGTTGGCGCAAGGCAAGAACGTGTTGTATGTGACTATGGAGATGGCAGAGGAGCGTATCGCTGAACGTATCGACGCCAACCTGCTAGACGTGTCACTCGATCAGATCTCTACACTGTCCAAAGATATGTTCATTGGCAAGGTAGAAAAGATTGCTGAGAAAACACAAGGCACTCTGGTGATCAAGGAGTATCCTACATCACAGGCACACTCGGGTCACTTCCGTGCACTGATGAATGAACTCAAGTTGAAGAAGAAGTTCGTACCTGATATTGTATTCATCGACTATCTGAATATCTGTGCGTCTTCTCGTATCAAGTCTGTAGGCGGTGCAGTTAACTCATACACGTTTATCAAGGCAATCGCCGAGGAGTTACGAGGTCTTGCTGTTGAGTTTAACCTGCCTATCGTGTCAGCAACACAGACTACACGATCAGGTTATGGGTCATCCGATCCTGGTCTTGAGGATACGAGTGAGTCGTTCGGTCTACCTGCTACCGCTGACCTGATGCTCGCGCTGGTGTCTAACGATGAACTCAATGCATTAAATCAGATTATGGTTAAGCAATTGAAGAACAGATACAACGACCCGAATATGCATAAACGATTCGTGATCGGTGTGGACAGGAGTAAGATGAAACTGTTTGATGTGGAAGATCCAGAGCATGAGTTGATAAATGACGTGGCATCTGGTAAAAAAATACCTGAAGAGGATATTCCTGCGTTCGATTTAACTAATGCGGGTAAGAAAATAAGTGCAGAGGGTTTTCAATTCAACTAAATAACTCTACAATTTATTTCTCTAGGAACCCAACTAATGTTACAAGACGACGCAGAAGTTGAACTTCAGGTAGAGGTAGCAGTATTGAAAACTAAAATCGAACATATCGACGAGTCGATGCACCAACTGAAAGCGCAACTTGATGGTATTGAATCTCGTCTTGTACGAGTTGAGCGTATTACATACATGGTGCTCGGTGGTTTGGTTATCCTTCAGGTATTACCAACCATTCAAGGGTTCCTTGGCGTTTAATATTGGATCCGCTGACGCATACACTCATTGCCACCTTATTGATAGCAGGAGCATATTACACAGGCAGATATCTAGGAGGAAGTGTAGGATTCCAATTAGGATATCAAGATGGTTCCGCTGAAGGTGGTATGAAAATAATTAAAATCCTACATGATGAAGGGACATTCGATCAAGAAGAACTTGAAGAAGCACTTGATCGGTGGATAATGAAGCATAGAGAACATTATGTAAATCGAGGTGATAAATTATGAAAGGCACTGTTGTAACTTTGGTAACGCACATTGGAGAGATCATTGGTCAGGTAGAGGAAGAAACTTCTGATTCATTTGAACTCAAAGATCCACGACTATTTGTCAATCAAGCAGAGGGTGCAGGTCTTGCTCCTGGGATTTGTTTGACTGGCATCAAGGATCCGACTGGTGGTGTGTTTTACAAGGGCAGCATTGTTGCTGTGGTAGTGACTTCTCCGGAACTTGAGAAAGCATGGCGACAGCAAACAAGTGGAATTATTTTACAATGAACGGAAAGGGTGACACGCCGAGACCATTCTCGGTAAGCAGAGAACAGTTTGAATCTAACTGGGATCGTATCTTCAGCAAACCAAAACAACATCAGATGCTACACGAAGTCAACTATGACAATATGTGGCAGCACTCTTGTACTGTAGAGATGGCAATCGTGTGGATCGGTAAGGAAGAAACCTGCGACTATTGTGGCGCATGGGAGGAGGACGAAGAATGAGTGACGACATCTTTGACTTTGGTTTTACAGCAGTTACACTCGACGAACTTGAGGTCATTCAGGAAACCACTGCGCAGTTGGAATCAACTACAGCAGAGGCGAGTGAGGTCAAGGCACGACTCGATAACATCTACAAGGCAATCCAACCACTTCTGAACAATCTCAAGAAAGACCCTGAGCGAGACTATATCTACTGGCCGGAGCGTCTGACTAAGATAGAAGCATTCTCGGATCACATTGACAAACTATACATGGGTTGACATTTGACCCGATCTGAGTATAATATTATATTATGCTAGCAAAAAAATACAAAACACCTCTCCGTTATATGGGCGGGAAGTCACGTGCCACCAAGACACTGTTGAACTTCCTGCCCAATGTCATGATAGGCAAATACGTGGAACCATTCGTCGGTGGTGGTTCTATGGCATTTGCTTTCTCACGTCAGTTCCCTCACGTCCCTATTCATATCAATGACAAGTATTATAATCTGTATTGTTTCTGGATTACGCTCCGTGACCGTCCCTCAGACCTCGTCAATCGCCTTCTGAGCGTCAAGAGTGAAGCACATGACGCAGTGGGTCACCGTAAACTTTTTGACGACTGCAAGGACTATTTGACAAAAATAGACTGTGGTCAACCATGGAATAATACATTCGAGATAGGTTGGCGCTGGTGGGTATGCAACAAGTGTTCCTTCTCTGGTCTCGGAGAGTCCTCAGGTTTCAGTGAGCAGGCATCCGTGTCTAACTTCAGCCAGAGTAATATCCGTGCACTGCTTGAGTATGGTGCACACATAAAGGATTGGAAGATAACGAATTACGATTACAGTGACTGCCTCATTGATGATCCTGGGACATTTATCTATCTCGATCCTCCCTATGCCAAGGTCGGTAAGGATGGCAACTCGTTTCTCTATGGTCGTAATGGTGACATGCATAAGCACTTCGATCATACCGAGTTTCATACACAGGTATCTTTCTGTCAGGCACCCATGATGATCTCTTACGATAATAATAAATTACTGAAAGAGATGTACTCTGACTGGGAGCAGCACACCTTTGACCTCACATATACATTACACTCGGGTAAGAACTATCGTGCTGATGAAAAGAATCGTAAAGAACTTCTGTTGATGAACTATGTTTTCTCTTGAACTTCAGAATGCAATACGCAACGAGGAAGTAATCTATCTTCCGAACTTTTATGATTTAAACATTACACTTGAAGACGCTGAAGCAGACGCAGAGTATGCTCGCTCGGTGGATAATATAAAACTGTACGAACACGGATACTATTGTTCTCAGACCGCTTACATTACCACGAATGAAGTAAAACGATTTTGTCAGATACTCTCTAACGAAACAGGTTCACTCGCATGCGATGCACACTTCTTTGTTGCGTATGATACCGACTGTGTTGGATTTGGTGCACACTCTGATGATACGGACATTCTGAATATACAGTGTGTTGGTTCGACAGTATGGGAGATAGATGGAATGAAGTATAAATTAACTGAGAATGATGCGATTTACTTTCCTGCGAACACACTTCATGAAGTGAGATCTCTTACAGAACCTCGTGTTGGTTGTTCCTTTGGTTTTAAGGCACTTAGATAATGGCAGTCTATTGTCCTGACATTCCACTCACCTTCGTTCATATCCCGAAAACTGCCGGATCCGCCGTGTCCGACTGGTTAAAAACCCACGCACATGGCACCGACTTCTTCCCACTCTCTTTCGGTAGTATGCATTGGGAGTTCTCTAAAGTAAACAGGCAGATGCGAAGTCGCCGTTTGAATCCAGGAATCGTGGTGGTCGTCGTGAGGAATCCCTATGATAGACTGGTCTCTACTTGGGCGTACTATCGTCGTCGTAAGAAGTCCTGGTGTCCTGAGAACTTTCGCGACTTCGTACTGAACACGTCGTGGGGAAATGCGAAGAGATTACAGACGTCTTTCTTTAAGTTCTCGGAAACGATACAGAGTGAAACCATCGTGTTACGTTTCGAGAGACTCGCCACAGACTTTCGTGAAATACAGTCGCTCTGCAATAGTGACGAACCTCTCAAAATAAAGAACAAAAGTGAACATGATCATTACTCGTCATATTATGATGCTGAAACAATCAACGCAGTTCGTAAGAAGCATGGAATGGATCTAAGACTGCTGGGGTATTCCTTTGAAAAGCGTCTTTAGCAACAGAGAGACAGAACTACTGCATCTGTGGAGAGACTT